CACAAACCAAATAACATCATGGCAACAAAAACCGTCACCACACCCGCGGGCATCGCTCGCCACCCGCACCTCAATCGGCCAGACACCAAGTTTTCCGATAAAAATAAACCCGATGGAGACTACAAGGTCATTCTTGAGATGTCTTCCGAGGAAGCCGAACCGTTCATCAAGCAAATCGAGTCAATGTTTGCCGATTTTCTTGCCGCCAAAAAAGCAGAAACCCGCAAGGACAAGCTCACAATCGCGCCGCCGCCGTGGACGGAAAACGACGGCACCGTTCAGTTTAAGCTCAAGGTCTACGCAACGTGGCCGCCCGACAAGGATGGCAAAATACAATCCCGCGCACCCAAGCTGTTCGCAAAGGATGGCGGCTCCACAGACAACATTGCCAGCGGAACCAAGATGCAAATTGCAGTCGAGCCGTACTTTTGGCCAGCACCGGGCAAGCCCATGGGCACTAAAGGCTGCGGCATTACGCTGCAACCCAAGGCCGTAATGATTCACGATCTTGTTGCCTGGGGCAACGGCGGCACCGCTGAGGCTTACGGCTTCGACGTGAGCGAAGCCAAAGACTCCGAGGCCAAGACCGGAACCGACGACCAAGAGATCCCTTGGTAACCCGCCATGCCTGCCACACCACGCAAGACGGCCGCGCGCAAGCGTAAGGTCATCGCCCCCATTGAGCCCGACCGCTTCAACGCGGCGGGCCAAAAGATCGTCAAACTGCAGAAGGCTCGCAGTCATCAGAAGTACCTTCTGAAGGACGGCACGCAAGTTCCCGGGGCCAGCACCATCGCCAAGATCGGCGATGACGGCTCCTCGCTCATTCACTGGGCGTGGGATCTGGGCAACCGCGGGCTGGACTACCGGAAGGTGCGCGACCAAGCCGCCGACATCGGCACCATCGCACACTTCCTCATTGAGTGCTTTCTGCACGGCCACGAAGCAGACCTCAGCGATTACTGCGGTGCTGACATTGAGCGCGCGCGGGTCGCCTTTGGCAACTTCAAGGCATGGTGGGACGCTGAGGGTTTCACGATCCTAGAGCCCGAGGTGCAGCTGGTCAGCGAGCAGCACATGTTCGGCGGCACCATTGATGCCCCCAGCCGGGACAAGGACGGCAAGATCGTCCTCCTTGACTGGAAGACATCCAAGGGCATCTGGCCCGCACATCGTTTCCAGCTCGCCGCCTACGAGCAGCTTTGGAACGAGAATCGGCCGGACCTAAAGATCCAGCGCCGCGGCATTGTTCGCATCGGCAAGGAGTCGCCAGACGACTTTGAGATCGCCTGGATGTTCTCAGCCGAGCCCGAGTGGAAGGTCTTCCAGAAACGTCTGGAACTTTACTACACCCAGCTGGAGTACAAGAAAGCCGCCTAATGCGCACCGCCCAAACCATCCTCACCGCCGCGGCCACCGCCGTGTGCGGCGATCGGAATGACAGCTACGGTGCGCCGAGCGATGACTTCGGCACGCAGGCCGCAATGATCAGTGCCTACCTCACGCGCAGCAACGGCTACCCGGTCGTCGTCACCGCAAGCGACATCGCTGCGTTGATGATCTGCGTGAAGCTGGGCCGGCAGTCCCACGCCGCCAAGCCCGACAACTGGCTAGACATCGCGGGCTACGCAGCATGCGGGGCCGAGTGTGACGAAGTTGCCGCCCAGCAATAAAATGAAACGCCCCGCCCGCCGCTTCACCGTGCGCGAAGGAACTTTCGGCTTGGCCGTGGAGTTTTTCGCCGGCACCCCTCAGAGCACGGCGCTGCGGCGGTGCGTGGCGATCTTGCAGCTTGACCCCAACGACCCCGAGAACGCGCCCGACGAGGGCGATGCCGCCTGGGCGATGTGCTTCAACTCGCACGCCGTTGTCTGGATTGAGGACGCCGAAGACATCGGCTCGCTCGTCCACGAGTTGTATCACGTCACGGCCCACGTTCTGCGCCACATCGTCAGTAACGACGAGGAGACCGGCGCCTACATACAATCTTACCTCTTCCGCGAAGCATGGCTTCGCCTCAACAAGAAACCAAAACCAACAACATGAAAAAAGGATTATACGCCAACATCAATGCCAAGCAGGCCCGCATCGCCGCCGGATCGGGCGAGAAGATGCGCAAACCCGGTTCAGCCGGCGCGCCTACGGCCAAGGCATTCAAGCAATCAGCGAAGACCGCCAAGACGCGCCGATAGCATGGCCGGAAAGGGCGACACCCCGCGCGCGGTGAATGGCGTTCTTTTTCGCCGCAACTGGGATGGCATTTTTATGAAGAAACCCAAACAGTATCCCGACTGGATCTGCAACCAGTGCGGCCGCCTCCACGGCAAGCGCCCCGAGGGCAGCTCCGTAGCCACCTACCACATCGGAAGGTGCGGCGTCTGTGGAACTGGGGGCATTGAGGTTACTGAGCCGCGGGACTTCGGCCATCTGCGGGAAGGATGGGACAAATGACGTTCACGCCCCTCCTCATCACAACGATCTGCTACATCGTCACCGCCGCCGGATTTTACCGCGAGGGCAACTTGGGCCTATCAATCGCGTTCGCCGGATATGCAGCCGCGAATTTCGGCTTTCTTTACATTTGCGTTAATGGCCAGCCCTGACTCTATGACAAAACCCCGCGACATGTACGACCTAAGCATTGAGCCGACCGACCCGCCCGAGGTCAAGGCTTTGCTCAAGCAGGCCCGGGCCGCGGTGCAGGAGGCTTGCAAGCTGCGCAGCACCTGCAAGGTCTCAAAGCTCGCCCGGGCCTTTGCCGAGCGCAAAGCACGCCGATGAATTTAACTGACGGCATCAACGGTTCTGCAGCGGTTTGGATGGTGTGCCAACCGAGAACAAGTGGTGTGTACCAGCGGGAGCGCCTGCAGCGAACTCCCGCGCCGTCACATTTGCGATGATCCACGAATTCCAGCGCATCGTCCCGGTGAACACCCCAGTCGGCTACGGCAGCCTGCTCTACGTTGAGTCCGGCGGGCCGCTGTCGAATGACATCTTCGCCGTTGTCTTGGAGGACGGCGGCAAGATCCGGCATTTCCGCTCGGACCAGGTCACAGTTTTAGAAAACCCGACGATGGACATCGTTGGGAAGCAACTTTAGGACGCCGAGCCGACTTAACAACGGCCTGTAGGGGGCCGGCACGGCGCAGTGCACCGGCTCGGCGTCCTAATTATTTTGGAAAACGCACACGCACAACGCTTCACGCCTACCCCGCACCCGGTCATGCAGGTCGATTACGACATTCTGCAGGAACTCGGCGCGGATGAGGGCTGGCAATACCTCAAAAAACGCGAGGAGCTGATCGCCCGCGAGGCCAGTGATCCGTTTCGTCATGGTTTTATCCCTCCGGTGTGGCGTCGAGCCTCCGAACTGCTGGAAAAACACCGCGAGTTGCTTGTCATGGGCGGAAACAGGTCCGGCAAAACCGAGTGGGCGGCCAAGGAGGTCATCAAAACGATGTACAGCAAGCCCGGGGCGGTTGTGTGGTGCTTTCAGACCACCGCGCCGAACTCCATTGAGCTGCAGCAGCCCCGCATTTGGAAATATATGCCGCCGGAGTGGCGGAACGCGCGCAAGGGACAGGTCACCAACATCACTTACAGCGTCAAGGGCGGCTTTACTGAAGCAAAATTCGTTGCCCCCAACCAAGCGGTCTGCATCTTCCGCAATTACGCCCAAGACCCCTCCACAATCGAAGGCGGCGAGATCGATGCCTGCTGGTGCGACGAATTGGTGCCGCTTGATGTCCTAGAAACCCTCCGCTTCCGCCTCGTTGACCGCAACGGCAAGCTGGCCGTGACTTTTACGCCGGTCCAGGGCTGGTCGCCCACCGTTGCCGACTACCTTAACGGCGCCAAAAACGTGCAGGAGGTTGACGCCGAGCTGCTGCCGCGCAAGGACGCCGAGGGCAAGGTTGTTGGCTACGAGCAGGTGCCCATTGAGCAGATCAATCCGAAGGGCCGCCCGGTCCTATACTTCCACACGCAGAGCAACCCCTGGGCCGGATGGTCCCGCATGAAACGCGAGCTGCAGTCTGAGACCCGCGAAAAAATCCTCACGCGCGCTTACGGCGTGCCGACCAAAGCCATCGCCGGCCGCTTCCCGCTCTTCAATCCCAAGGTCCACGTCATTCGCCATTCTGAAATACCGAACGGCACTAAGTATCATTGGGTCGATCCGGCCAGCGGCAAAAACTGGTTCATGCTCTGGACCGTCTTTGACCCCGCTGGCCGCACCATCGTCTACCGCGAATGGCCCAGTCAGACCGAATACATTGAAGGCGTTGGCTACGCCGGCGAATGGGCGCTCCCAGACGGCAAGCGCATGGACGGCCGCCCTGGGCCCGCCATGCAGGACTTCGGCTTCGGCCTGCAGCGCTACAAAGACGAGATCCTGCGCGTCGAGGACGGCGAGCCCATCTTTGAGCGCTGGATGGACAGCCGCTATGGCCATTCCAAGACTCTTGGTAAGGAAGCGCCAACGACCCTCATTGATGAGATGGCGAGCCTTGACATGTTCTTCACCGCGACCCCGGGCGACAGCATTGACGAGGGCGTTGGCATGATTAACGACGCTTTGTCATACAATCCCGAACTCCCGGTAGACGCCCGCAACCAGCCGCGCCTGTACATTAGCGAAAACTGCAAAAACACGATCTACGCTTTGCAGACCTACACCGGAGCAGATGGCAAAAAGGCTCCGACCAAAGACCCCATCGACGTGCTGCGTTACATCTGCCTCTCCGACGCCATGTTCATCGACGGCGGCTCCATGAGGTCCCGCGGAGGCGGCAGCTACTAATGACTACGCTCTTCCGGGGCCAAGTTCCACCGCCAGACGACTGGAAGTGTGCCCCGGGCGGGCATCCCTTGTGCCAAGTCTGCGAGCGACCGCTCACGCCTAAATGGCTGCGCGACCCGCAACTCGGGCCGTGCTGCCTTG